AATTCTGGCGGTCGACTTGACGCTCTCGATGTTGCGGCGCAGACCTACAAAGGTGAAATCTATCCGGCCATCCCTGGTCCGTATGTACTTTTCGCCGATCTCATAGTTATCGTGCAACCACGGCTCGCTCTCGATCGCCTGCTTGACCTCCGCCATAGAGGACTCGTCCAGGGAGTTCTGAAACTCCCGACCGCAGACAATAACCCCGCTCTCCCGTGCTTGGGCACATCGCAGCCCATACACCGCCGCCATCTTGGCGAAGGATCGGCTCTTAGCACTGCCCCGGCCGCCGTAGGCGCCGCGATACAAGGCCTCGCCGCTAAACACCTCCACCAATTTCCTGGGCAGCGCGATCTGTCCCGCCGGCATCAGTCCTTCCCGTCCCCCAGCTCAAAACTCAGCCATTGATCCCGCGGACCACCCATATCAAGCGGCCGCTGGAACCGGGGCTGCGAGCGCACCTGGCGCACCCAAGCATCCCAATACTCCCGCGACACCGCTCTTTTCCTCCTGGCATCCTTCGCGTTCACCCGGCGGCGAGCCGCGGATTGCTGGCGCGCGACCTCGGCCGCCCGCGCCTCGGCAACACGCAGCGCTTCCACCCGCCAGCGCTGCGCTTCCGCCCTGGCCGGCTCCCCCGACCGCAAAACCGCCGCCGCGACCGCGTCCCGGGTGGCCGCCGCATCCCACGCCAGTACCGCCGCCCTCGCGTCTTCCGCCTCCGCCTTGGCCCGCTTTAACCGCCGCCGCGCATCCTCCACCCGATACAATGCATGCCACTCATCGGCATAATCCGCCGCCGCATGCAACTGCCACGGCCCCCACGGCCGACACCGCTGCCGCTGGACAAAACCCCGAACCAGATAATCCTTCGTCCACATACGCTAGCGCAACACCTCCGGTAGCGGCTTCCCACGCGTAGGTTGAGAAAAACTTTTTGGCTGGATAAAAAAATTAAACCCAGGCACACGCCACACACATACGGGCGGGGCGGGGCCACCGCAGCCGCGATGGGAACCCAATTTCCTGACAGGTGCCCCCCGGGGTGGCGCGGGGCAGCAGGGGAGAGCTTGGGGGCTATCCAACCAGCCTGACCCGCACGCCCTTGCGCGCATATAGACAGCCGATCGTATCATTGCGGATGGTTCATCCGCAACACTATGGCGCAAATGCTTGGGTTTATCGACTCATCGACTGGATGACCCATCATCGAGCCCCTCATCCAGGGGGCTTGCGCACCCTCTTCTTAGTAGGCGTCACGTCGACGATCGGCCGCGGGTCGACAGGCACCAGCTCGATGCGAGTGACCAACGGCCGATCGCTGTCGCCGACCAGCTCCGCCGTCACCTTGTCACCGTACTGCTTTGGCCGCAGCTTAGCGAGCAGCCAACGCCGGTTGTCGCTGAGCATCCGCAGCCGTTGGATCTCACCGTTATCGATGTAACCGTCAGGGCCGATACACTCAGCCCGGTCTTCGCCTATCTCAAGTATTCGCTCGGCAATACTGTCATACCCAATATCTCTTGCGCGTGTGTACATCGGACCAAAGGTCTCAGCGCGCGTTTGTACCCATTTTCTTACAGCTTTTTCATCAGGCATATGCGCATCGCGGCAGATACTCGCGAGCGGCTCGCCTGATGCCAACCTATCGCAGATCTCTTCCGCGAGCGCATCCGTATAGACCGGGCCGGTATCCGGTCGCCCGCCGCGTCCGCCGCGCCGTCCTTGAGCCGCTGGGTAAAGGGTCACCGGACGGTACCGTCATGGGTGCCTGCGGTGCTGGAGATGCTGCGAGAGCATTCGATGCCCCGTAGAGAGGCTCTAGGAACGCGCTGTAGGCCCCTCACGCCTTTTTGGCATCCGAAGTAGCCACCAACCCTTTCACCCCATCTGGCGGCCAGCGCAAGCGATCTCTGGTCCCATGTACCCACACACCCTCCTCGTCCTCATCCTGCACCGGCCGGCACCAGCAAAGGGCGCTGGCGATGTGCTCGCTGGCCGAAAGCTGCGCATCGCAGATACCGGCGATCAGGCCGAGCGCCAACACCAGCCGCAGCTCATACTCCTCGTCGTCGGGGAATGGGTAGGGAGACAGGGCCAGGGTTTTGATTTCAGCCAGCGGTCGCAGCAGATCGTTATCCGACAGCGTAGCCTCCCGCATCGACCCGCATGCGTCCTGGGGTGCCGTTGAGGTGGGCGATGATCCGGTGCTCGCCATCGTGCATAATCCGCCGGAGCTGCGACGCCTGCCGGCCACGGCCATTACGTTCGAGTTCATCCAGCGCCTCTAATTTTCGCCACGAGAACGGGTGCGGCTGCGCCCTGGCCCAGATCACCAAACGTTGATCTCGGGTAAGCAGGAACATCCATCCGAGGACCTCGTCGCAGCGGGTGATCTCCGCCGGGGTTGGCGGAATACGGGGCGCTCTGGCCGGGAGCCAACCGTAGGCGAGCCAATCGTAAACCACGTCCGGCCAGGCAACGCGGTAGTCGTCGGGGCGGGCGTTACGCGGCAGCGGCAGCCGCCGGATCGTATACGCCGCCTCCCGCAACCGATCGCGAACGGACTCCTGGTCCCATAGCCCGCATTTCTGCGAGCATGCCCCTGTCGGGTATCCCGGAATGTTGCATGCGTCAAGGCTATTTTGCACCCACACCCCCGCACCGGCCCCACAATACCGCCACGCCACCCTACACTGCCACGGGGCGGCAATCTATCCCACTGCGACCATACCCGCGCCGCGGTTCCGTGCCATTTCGCACTGCTACACAAGTTATGCGTCTGACGGACCTGACGGTCTGACGCCCACGCCAGGACCTCCCAGATATATAGGGAAAAAACTAGTCCCCTCTAGTCCCTCTAGTCCTTCTAGTCCCTCTAGTTCTCTAATATTTCTCATATATACATATCTTATTGTGAGTCAGGTCCGTCAGTGTGTCAGATATATATATATATCATACACTTACAACCATGACGCACTTCTGACTTACCGGACGCACGATTAGAAAACGTCTAGAGCGGATACCAAAAACGCTCGCCATTCACGCCGCGTTTACCGCGGCGCCATCGGAGTGTCTCCATGATGCGACTAACCCGATTACGGTTTGTAGTGTTAAGATGGAGACTCCCGCCACCAGTGCAGGCGACGACAACCTCACCCACGAGGGCTTGCGTTCTGCTCCGCAGGAACTCAGCGACTAGAGGTTCCCATAGATCGGCCTCCAGTCTCTGGTCCTGCTCTGGTTGCATGAACAGGTGCTCGAACAGAGGATCGGGCCAATACTGTTCGTTTTGACTAACCGCTCGTGTCCACGCTTCAGCGAAAAGCTGGTCTCGAACTAGAGCCAGCCCGGCTAAATCGAGCTGCCCGCTCGCGACGGGCCAGTACCTGCGGTTGCCTGTCTCGTCTTTCAGATAGCTATGGTGGTTCACTGTCCCGGCAAACATGCACTGCCGCGGCTCATCCTGGGTTCGCCGCCCGTACGCGCGGCGGTATCGCTCCGTAGTCCGCGAGACGAAGGCTTTCATCAGGGCGCTCTCGGCCCGGTCGAATTTATCCATCTCGGCGATCTCGATCAGCCATCGCCCTTCCAGGTGCTCGGAGGCATCTTTGGTGCCAAGATCGGGTAAGCTGTCCGAGAACCACTCGGGTTGCCCAGCCAGGGTCCGCAGCATGCTCGATTTTTCCAGGCCTTGGGGACCTTCCAGGACCGGCATGTAATCTGCCCGGCAGCCCGGCTCAAACACTCGCCGGCACATCGTCATCAGCCACCATCGCCCGACATGCGCGTGATAGGGGTCCTGCGGCGTGCCAAGATACGTCGACACCCAGGTATCAAGGCGCGGCACATGATCCCAGTGCAGGCTCTCCACCCAGTCCCGGACTGGGTGGTAGGTCTTCTCGTGCATCGTTTCGTTGACTGCGTCGTCGACCGTGCGGGACGTGACCATGCGCAAGCCCTGCCCCTGTAGCCAGTTCTGCAAAAGGATGGTGTCTTGGTCCCGCCACTCCCGCGGCACTCCTGGGGTGGTCCCCAGGACCACGCCGGGCAGCTCCCGACGCAATATCTGGCGTCGGGTAAAGGCGTTAAACCCGAACGCGTCTGTGAAGTCCGGCGCATAACGTAACGCCACCATGACGTTGAATAAATTCGCGGCAGGACCGCCGGAACCGTTCTTGCCGCCGTGCTGCCAGCGGGCTCTCCAGTCAGGGCTTGGTCCTGGCCCGAGTGGTGGGTCGACACTGTCGAACTCCAGCACGGCTAAGGATGTCAAACCGCCGCTGTCTTCACGCAGCAGCTCGTTTAACCGCTCGCGTACCTCTCCGATCCCGCGGTGTTCGCAATGCCCGTGGTGACAGTGAAATCGTCCCAGGACCGGGACATAGGCCGCGCCTTCATGCTCCCGGTCGCTGTGGTCCTCGCTCCAGGGGCACTCGACATCGAAGCCCCAACCCATCGTCATCGCCCGGCCTAGCCCGGTGACCCGCCCTAGCAGGCGAAAAGCGATCAGGATTGGATCGGCTTCGATCTCGCATGGATCGGGCATCTCCTCGGTCCCGGCTCCGATCCCGAAATGCGGTCCCGTAGGGATAACGCCCCCCAGCCTTGCCTCGATCTGCGGCCACTCGGCCGCCGCAATGCGTCGGTTTTCGTTCATGATTGATCCCCCGACAGGCTTGTCTGCCAAGGGGCGCCGGTAGCTTTCTGGTATTTCTTCTTGCCGTTGATCCCGACCGGCAACCGACGCCATACCATCGGGTCGGTCAGGTTGTCCCCGGCGCCGAGGGCGGCTTTCAGTTGTTGGAGAAATCCCCGGACCCAGGACAGATCCATCCGTGGTTCGATAAACCATCCCGCCTGATAGTTATCGGGGGAAGTCTCCAGGATATAGCTGGGCTCGCCGAGGATGGTCTCCGGCTTGCCCCTGGCAACCTTGGTCCCGTAGTCGTCGATCACGATAACGTGAAAGCTGGCGAACTCATGTAGCGCTCGTCGCGTGCCGCGCACCAGGGACGGGCAAAAGTAAGTGTTGAGCCGGCTCTGTCTTACTGCGCTCGGCAGCATTGCTGCCGGATATGCTGTCCAGTTTGCCTCCTGCGGGTTTTCCGGGTCCCCCGGAAAGGCAGCAATCAGCGCGCGCTTCCATCGGTCCCCAAAGGCACTTCGGAGAAACTGCTCGTTCGAGACCGGAAAAGGCACAACTCGGGTGTCGATCGCAGCCATGGGGGTCCGCTCCCTCGCGCAGTGATGTGTGGGGGTGTGTCGTGTCGTGTAGGGCGCGTTTAGCCGCGCGCCATAACACTGCGCTTTTGATTGGTGGCGGATCAACGGGAAAAAGGCGCCCGCCGCGGGGGCGGGCGCTCTTGCTCTTTACTTTACAACAGTTCCTAACTGCGGCGGCGTGGCCGAAGCCGAAGCCGTCAGGGCATTGATCCGCTGTGCGATATCGATCGCCAACTCCATCGGCACGACCTGATCCATCTGTAGTCGGGCGTGCTGCGTCCCCGGCAGCATATTGATGCTTAACAGAGGTTGACGTGCCGTTGCCGCCTCCGCTGTCGCCGCGGGCTTACGCGCCACGCCGGCTCGCGGCTGGCGCTCTCGCGGCCTTGGCGGCACCAACTCTTCGACCGGAATGCCAATCCCGTCGGCGAGCTTCTTCATGGTCTCTGGCTGGGGATACGCCAGCCCCTTCATGTACAACCCCACCCGATCCCGGTTCTTCGCTGCCGCAATCCCGCGGCGGTTTTTCTCTTCGCCCCAGATCCGGCGCGCGAGCTGCGATGCAGACAGTCCTGCCTGCGTCATCGCCGCACACAGTTTTTCGCTAAAGTGTTTTTGCGCCGCCTTCTTCTGGGCGCGGCGTCTTGCCCGTTTTTGTGCATGTTCGGCCTCCCACAACGCGCGTTGTGTCAGGCCATCTTGCGCGGGAGCGTCGACCCGGTCTACCCGTTCGTCGACGGTTAACGCGACTGTGTGGGTACCGCTCATCTGGTCAACCCTTTTCCTCTAGACAACAGTGTCCACAGACTTGTCCACAGGGTTACCCACAGTTCTGTTGTGGGCACATTTTGTATGGCATAATTTTATGCACCCGCCAACAACTTGTGTAGAGACGTACTAGAAATAGCCACTCAGTTTCTAGTCACCTACAGTGCTTTGACCCCGCCCAAGGGTCAGCATAGCCTGCGTAGACCCGCGTTAGACCGCACATTTTGTGTTGATAGCGCCCGGCAGACCACTGCAGGCGGTAGCCTTCTCCACAACCCGCTAGTGTCGGGCGAACGCCCTACAGTACCGATGCGTTTTGTGCATACCACCTATTCGAGCCGCAAACTCCGCACTGATGTTGGCTATTGCGCGTAGGCTGCCCAGGTCCTCCGTGCAGCGCATGCGGCGCGCGCAGCGCGCGCAACGCGGCGCAAGAAGGGCCGTGCGCCTCCACAGAAAATCACGAACGGGAGGAAACCTTGATGCTGAACTTCGACACGGCCGGTCTCTTTCGCGCGTTTGGCGGCCCGGCGGGCCTGCTGAAGGAAATAGACCGTTGGCAGCCCGGGCTCCCGCTTAATTACGGTCAGGTCGCCATGTGGTCGGGGCGTCGTGTTCCGACAAAGTGGATGCCCACAATCATACACATCCTCGAAAAAACCGGGCACTCGTGCAGTGAGTTTCTGATCGATGACGACGAGCTGGGCTTGATGCCCCCGACAAATGCGCGTTAGCCATCATGCGCGCGAGCGAAGCGAGCGAGCATGCGCGTCCTCGGGGTTGACCCTGGCGCCAGCGGTGCGCTCGCGATGCTCGACACCGATCTCGGCGCCCTGGTGGTATGCGACATGCCGTCGATCCTGATCAAGGTCGGCACCCGTCACCGCCGCCAGATCTCCGAGTTTTGGCTGGCGGACATCGTGAGGGTTTACGAGCCTGACGCGGCCTGGATCGAGCGTGTTCACGCCCTGCCGAAGCAAGGCGTGACCTCGTCCTTTTCGTTTGGCCTGTCCTACGGGCTGGCGCGCGGCGTGTTAGCCGCGTCAGCAGTGCCGGTGACCCTGGTCACCCCCAACGAGTGGAAACGTTCCTTCCGCCTTGGCCCGGACAAGGCGGAAGCTCGGGTGATCGCCTCGCGCCTGTTCCCGGCCAATGCCGCCTGTTTTACCCGTGCTAAGGACGATGGCCGGGCCGAGGCGGCGTTGTTGGCGTTGTTCGGGGCGCGACAGAACCCTTGATGTGCGGTGCCCCCTTTTTGCCTTGACAGGCTGCACGGCACCCATCCACATTAGCCCCCGTTAACCAAGACCATACCCACAGGATACCCACATCCTGTGGTGCGGGGGTTTTATGTCCGCAGCCGCTCCCTCACTGCTCCGGGATTATCAGGCGCAAGGCATCGCCTGGCTGTGTACGCAACTACAAGACCACAGAGCCGTGCTGCTGGCCGACGAGATGGGCCTCGGCAAGACCCTGCAGGCATTAGCCGCGGCCGAACAGCTCCACGCCGAGCGTGTGCTGATCGTGTGCCCGGCCGGGGCGCGACGTGTCTGGCTGAACGAGATTAAACGTTGGCTGCCGAGCTGGACCGACCGGGTAGCCCTGGTCGAGCCGGGCTATAAGCTCACCACCATCAAGACCTGCCTCGATCGGCAAACCTTCGTCCTGATCGTCGGCTATGACGAATTCTCCGACCGCACCAGCCAACTGGCCCACCATCTGCGCCCCCGGCGATTTGACCTGCTGATATGCGACGAAGCCCATTTTTTGAAGAACTCGTCGAACCGTACTCACGCGATTTACGGTTCGCGTGGTTCTGGGACCGGGGTCCAGTCCGCGGCAGCCAAGGTGATCCTCTTAACCGGGACACCAACCCCCAATCATGCCGGGGAACTCTGGCAGCATTATCGCACCTTCTGGCCCGAGACGTTGAAGAATGTCGCTGGGCGGTCCCTCAGCCAGGTCGAGTTCGAGGATCGCTACACCCGTTGGCGCGACACCCCTTTTGGGCGCCAGGTGACCGGATCGAAGAACCAGACGATCTTGCGGCACGCGCTGCGGGACAAGATCCTGCGTCGTCGCAAGCAAGAAGTGCTGACCGAACTGCCACCGCTGGTCCTGCAGGATATCCCGCTAGAGGGGCCGGGCCAGTGGCTAAGTCAACTCAGACCTGAGAGCCGGGCGCTGGCGGCGAGGCTCCATTACGCCGCCGAGCACACTAGCGACGACGAGCTGCTAAAGACACTGCGCCATCCCGATAGCGCGGTCGCTACCGTGCGTCGCGAGCTGGGCCTCCTCAAAGTTGGTCCGGCCATCCTGTGGGTGCAGGAGCGTCTCGCATCGACCGATAAGCTCTTGCTCTTTGCCTGGCACCACGAGGTGATCGATCATCTGGCTCGGGGTCTCGCTGAGTTCGCCCCGGTCGTGGTCACCGGCAAGAGTACACCCAACGCCAGGGCGCTGGCCGTTCAGGACTTCCAGACTCAGCCCGGCACCAGGGTTTTCATCGGCCAGATCCTGGCGGCTGGGACGGCGATCAGCCTGACCGCGGCCTCCGAGGTCGGGGTTGTCGAACCGTCCTGGGTCCCGGGCGAGAACGTCCAGGCGATTGCCCGAGCGCACCGGCTGGGCCAACGCGACAGCGTTTTGGCGTCTTTCCTCTACCTGCCCGGGACGCTCGACGAGCGGATCATGCGGGTGTTCCGCCGCAAGGCGGCCGAAATCAGCCTGCTGCAAGGAGATACTGAAGATGCAAGCGCTGCTTAACGTTGCCTTCGATCTGGACACTGCCGCGGGGCGCGCGGAGTTCCAGCGGATGTTTCAGCATCTGACGACACAACCGGACGAGCGGCAGGACACGCCAGTGGCGCCAGACCTGCCGGCAGGCCCTGCCGAGCCGGGTCAAGCTGAGGCGACGCTCACCGGCCGCCAGGCGGCGGCAGCTAAGGCTCGCGCCGCCAAGGCCGCCAAGGCTGCAGCGCCCATTGAGAATGGCGAAGACTTCAGCGGCCCGCCCAATGGCGCGGATGCTGAAGCTGAAGACATCGGCCTTACTGATCCCGGTATGTCGCCGGGCGAGGCTAAGGAGGCCGCTCTTGGCCTGGTGCGCGAAATCTACGCCGCCGGCAAGGTGGCCGAGGTGAAAGCGCTACAGAGAGCCTGGTCGATCGCAAAGTTCTACGACGTGCCCGACGCGAAGGGCCATGAGTTCTACCAACAGGTGATGAAGCTGGCGCACGAGACCGGTCTGCGAAAGTAGCTCCCGTGACCGCGTCAGCACGTCATGCGAGCGAGCGGAGCGAGCGAGCATGACCGAGCACTCGCTCCTGGGGGCGTCGAGCGCCCATCGCTGGTTGTCCTGTCCCGGCAGCTTTCGACTCAGCCAGACCGCGCCGCACCGGCCGTCCTCGATCTACGCCGCGACCGGAACCCTGGCGCACGAGATGATCGAAACCGGCGTGCGGGATGGGAGCTTTCGTTGCGACGAGAGCCGCCGCGAGCAGACCCTGCTGCGAGACGATCACCTGATAAAGATCGACCGGGACCTGATCGACGGCGTCAACCTGATGCTGGGCTATCTTCACCCGCTCAGGGTCAGGTCGACCTGGTCGGGTGTCGAGTTTCGCGTCGACCTGGCCGAGTATTTCCCGATGCCCCCTTCTGTCTCGGTGTTCGGCACGGTCGACGCCGCGGCCCTCGTGGGCAAAACACTTGAGGTCATTGACTACAAGAACGGCTCTGGCATCACGGTCGACGCGGCCCTGAACCCGCAACTGCTTTTTTATGCTGCCGGGGTTTTGCCGTATCTGCGGCAGGATTTTGGCAAGATGCCGCCGCTCCGGCATATCAAGCTCACTATCGTGCAGCCGCACGCCCAAGGGGTCGCCCCGATCCGCTCCTGGGAGATCGACGTCGTCGACCTCTTAATGTGGGTGGACGAAGTGCTGATCCCCGGCGTGGAAGCCTGCGCCGAGCAGGACGCGCCGCTTAATCCGGGTACGTGGTGCCGCTTCTGTCCGGTCGCGCACGCTTGCCCAAAATTGACGGCCGACGCCCTTGAGATGGCGAAAGCCGAGTTCGACGACGTACCCCAAGAGCCTGACGCGCTGGCCCAGGCTCTCGACACCGCCGAGCGTGCCGAGCTGTGGATCTCCCGTATCCGCGAGTTCGCGATCGATCAGCTCCAGCACCAGGTACGCATCCCCGGCTGGGGTCTGGTTCCGACCCGCCCGACGCGCAAATGGCTCGCCCCCGACGCCGACATCGTCCGCCGGTTGGTCGATCTCGGCGTCGACATCGAAGAGGTCTGGGAAGAGCGGGTGCGCTCCCCAGCGCAGATGGAAAAACTGCTCCACCGCAGCCGTAAAGGCCGGGCGATCTGGGACAAGGCCGCTGTGATGGTCGAAGCCCGGTCCTCGGGGGTGAAACTTGGCCGAGATGGCAGCACTGATGCTCACGAGGATTTCACCAATGTCGAGTAGGACCGCGGGCGCGATCTGCATCACCGCGGCCGAGCTGGTCACCGGTTCCCGCCAGGTCACGCACGGCGACAAGACGCTCAACTTCCAGAACACGGCCGACCTCTGGAACGCGATCATCCGGGCCAAGTCGCGTCGGAGCGGATGGCCGCCACCGGGCGGCGTCACCCTCGACGCTATCGATGTCGCCAACATGCTGGAGGCACTCAAGATCGCTCGCCGGTACTCGGGCACTCACAACATTGACGACTACGTCGACGGCGCCGGTTACGCCGGCTGTGCCGGCGAGATTGCCGAGAACATGAAATGAGCAAAGTGAAAAACGGCCCCGCCCGGCAGTACGACGACGCCGAGCTGGAGCATTTCGCCCGGTTTCGCGAAGAACGAGAACGGGTGCAACCAGTGAAATGTGATTACGGCAAGGCCAAGAGGCTGTGCTGGGTTGCGATGGGCCCACCGGCGATCAATCCGTCGGGGTACTGCCTCGGCTGCGGCGGCGGGCCTAGCCCTTTAGCTCGGGTAACAGGAGAAACATGACATGGCTGCCAGTGTTCGCACTCCGATCGGGATCTTGAGTTTCCCCAATTTGTTCTCGCCCCGACCGCGCGCCCCCGGTGGCGAGCCGGTCTACCAGTGCTCGATCTTGTTTAACGAGGCCGCCCAAAAGGACCCGGCTTACCAGGCGCTGCGCAAAGCTGTGGCTGAAGAGATCGACGACAAGTGCGGCGCCGGTAAGTCTCAGGACCGCCAGTTCATGGCGGGGCTGCGCTCGCCGTTCCGGCCGACCGCGGAGAAAGCCTATCAAGGCTACGATATCCCCGGTGGGAGCTTTATCTCGCCGTGGACAAAGTCCAAGCCAGGTCTGGTTGACGCGGTGCGCAACGAGATCTTGGTCGCGGAAGACATTTGGGCCGGGCAGTTGGTGCGCGCCACTGTGGCGCCCTTCTACTACAACACTTCCGGCAACCGCGGCGTGTCGTTTGCCCTGAACAACTTACAAGTGTGTAGGACGGACGGTCCTCGGCTCGACGGCCGGCGCGCGGCGTCGCAAGATTTCGACGATTATACCGGCGCCGGCGCAGCAGTGATGGAAGACAGTGAACTCCCTTTCTGACGGGTGGTTCTGGGCGGTCCTCTTGGGGCTGCTCTTCGTAATCGGAGGCAGCATTGTCTTCTAGCCGCTCCGAGGTCGGCCCGAACGCAGGGGCCACCAGTCGACAACTCGGCGGCCTGTTGTCGACAACTCGGCAGGGGTTTGGGAGGGGGAGCAACATGCCCGAAGAACAGATGACCGCCACCGCCTGCATGCGGCTCAATGGCCACAGCGCCGCGGTATGCCGCTGTCGCACGGAGGACGGGTTCATGCCCTGTCCCCAGGAGGCGCTGGGAGGCGTTCTGACGCCGACCTACCCGCCGACAGCCTACAGCCAGGTCCAGGCCCAGCCGGTGCCGAGGCCGGCGGTGCTGAAGGTCTACACCGGCGGCTACACCGGCTCGGTATGCGATGCCTGTGGCAGCCTGCGGATGCGCCGCAGCGGCACCTGTGAAACTTGTTGTGACTGCGGCGCGGCTGGGGGGTGCGGATGACGCGCAATGACCGGATGGCAAAGGCGGCTAGACTCCCGTTTAAGCAACTGCAGAAAGCGCTGTGTAGCCCGATCTGCTGGCCGTTTCGGGAAAGATTGTGGGCATTACTGGCTCTCCAACAGCCGATGATGTCAAGGACAGCACGGCTGTTAGCGCAGCCGTGCTGTCCGCATATGTAGGGGGGTGGGGTTCTACATGTCCAGACTTATTGTGGATATGGAGACAACCTCGACCGCTGATCTCCGCCGAACCGGTAGCCATGCTTATGCCGAGCACCCGGATACCCGGGTCACGGTGCTGTGCTATGCAATCGACGCCGCCCCGGTCGAGACCTGGATCTCCGGCCCGCCCCCGGCGCCCTTCGTAGCGGCGGTGAACACTGGCGCCACGGTGGTGGCGCACAACTACCTGTTCGAGCACAACGTCTACTCCAACAAGCTAATCCCCCAGGGCTGGCCGGCGATCCCGCTGCCTCAGTGGTCCTGCACGATGGCCCGGTCCTTGGTGGCCGGCTATCCCGCGAGCCTCGACCTGGTCGGCCGAGCGATTGGTCTCGCTCAGCAGAAAGATCACAGCTCGCGGGATTTGATGTTGCGCTTTGCCCGGCCGCGCAGCCTCGACCCGCTTGTCTGGTGGCACGAAAGCGACCCGGTGCGCTTCCAGGCGCTCCAGGACTACTGCGCCCAAGACGTGCTCGCCGAGCGCGAGCTGGACCGCAAGCTCCCAGAATTGAGCCCGCGTGAACGCCAGGTGTTCGAGCTGGATCACGCCATCAATCAGCGCGGCCTCGGCGTCGACCACCATCTGGTCGACGAACTGGCGCGGGTGATGGGCGCGGCGCAGACCCAACTAGCCCAGGACATCGTGCGACTGACGGGCGGCCAGGTGCGGTCGCTGGGCCAGGTAGCGCAACTGCGGGACTGGCTAAAACTCCAGGGCGTCGAGATGCCGGACCTGAAACGGGCAACCGTTCAGACCCAGCTCGCCGATCAAACCCTCGTAGGATCGCCTAGGATCGCGCTACAGGCCAGGTTAGACGCCAGCCGGTCCTCTACCGCCAAACTGACGGCAATCGCGTCTGCGCGCTCCTGTGACGGCCGGGTGCGAGGTACGTTCCAATACTACGGCGCGGCCAGAACCGGACGTTGGGCCGGCCGCCGACTGCAGCCGCAAAATCTTTTCCGCGGGTCGATCCGGGATGTACCGGCCGCGTTGCGGGTGATCCGCGCCGGGGCTGCGCCCGAGGATCTGGAATTGCTGTTCGAGGATAGCGCCCTCGGGGTGATCGCGAGCTGCCTGCGGTCGACGATCACGGCGGGGTCGTCACAGCGCCTGGCGATCGCCGATTTCAGCCAGATCGAGGCGCGCGTCTTGGCCTGGCTCGCCGGGCAACAGGACGCGCTCGACGTGTTTCGAGCGGGTAAGGATATCTACGTATCCACCGCCGCCAAGATTGGTTCCAGCAATCGCACCCTCGGCAAGCTTCTAACGCTTAGCTGCGGCTTCGGCATGGGCCACCTGAAGTTTCAGGCAACAGCCCTGACCTACGGCGTGGTTTTGAGCGAGACCGAGGCCGAGGCCGCGGTCAGGGCTTGGCGCGAGGTAAACCATCACATCGTGACCTTGTGGTGGGAAAGCCATCGCGCCCTGCTACGGGTCCTGCGCGCTGGCCCGGGCGCGCAGGAGCAGGTCAGCCAAATCACCTTCATCCACCGTCCAAGGGCGCTCCTGGCGCGGCTGCCGAGCGGCAGGCACTTGGTCTACCGCCATCCCCGGATCGAATTGAACGAGCACGGCTATGACGAGGTCACCTACATGGGCTCGCTTGGCGGCAACTGGACCCGGTTGCGGGCGTGGGCCGGCCGGACCGTCGAAAACGTGACGCAGGCAGTCGCCCGGGACGTGATGGTCGAGGCGATGCTGCACCTCGGAGATCTCCCCCTGATTGCCACGATCCACGACGAGCTGATCACCGAGGTGGCCGAGGACGAGGCCGACTCGACCCTCGATCGCATGCTGGCAGCGATGCGGCAGACGCCATCATGGGCATCCGGATTGCCGGTCGATGCTGCCGGGTTTGTCGTCAGCCGCTACCAGAAGGGCTGAGGGCATCTAGGCCCCTCGCAACACGTGCATCTGCTCCTTTGTCGGCAAACCGGTCTCCGTTCCCGCCGCGCCCTCCCTTCTCGCATGCAGGCTTTCTTCCTGGCGTCCGCTGTGGGCGGACGCAACGCGCGCGTCTAGCGCGCTCCGCTTTGCCTTTTCCGCCAGGCACCAAGCGAGAAGATCTGGCGGGAGGGTGCAGCCTGGCTGGTCCGGTCGAGGCCCCCAAGTTCCGTTCGGCAGCCAGAAGTCGTCACGCACCCAGTTCTCGGCGCGCCGCTGATCTTGGTCGTCCGGTGCGAGGGCTTGGCGCATAGCTCGACGAGAACGCCGCGCCGTAAGGGGGGTAAGGGGGGTTATATCTTCTTCTAAGTATACTTCGGTACCCACCGTGGGTACGGCAGGCCTCACGGTAGGTACACTCCCTGTATCCACAGCAGGTACACCTTCCTTGGCAATCTTGGCGCCGGTGCCCGTACCCACGGTGGGTACAGCCGCTGTACCCACCGTGGGTACAGCGACCGGCCTCCCGCGGACCGGCAAGAACCGCTTGTCGACCGTGTAGGTGTAGCCGCCGCCCTTGCGTGGAACGCGAATGACGTAGCCGAGCGCAAGGATCTCCTCGACGTTGCGCTGTACCCAGGAGAGCGGCTGGTCGCACTCGACAGCAAGCTGGCGCAGCGAGGGCCAGCAAAGTCCGTCAAAGCCGGCAAAGCTGACGAAGATCTGCATGAGCCACTTATGGCGCAGCTCTAGCGGGCGAAGGGTGGCGATCGGTATGGCGGTAAATTTGAGCATGCTCTTCTCCTGGTTGGGCGCTCGGCCCGACCCTGGAGAGCGGCTCTGAAGGCGCGCGTCGCTATGGCAAGAAAGTGCTTGCAAAGCGACGGTCTGTAGGGGATGCTCTGGTTGTCACGTAGAGCTTCCCCAAGATGCTTTCAGAGCCCGTCTTCCAGGACGGGCTTTGTGCTGTTTGGCTCTAGCGGTATCCCCCGAACATCTCGGCGGCGATACTGCGGCATTTGACCGCGCTATACAACATCTAGTTGATGGAAAAACTCAGCCTGTCAGGGATGGCGTCCGTTTTTGGCCTCTCCCCGGGAATGCGTCCTCGGAGATCGAGCCGCTAGTTTGGCCGACTCGCCTCGGTACTCGGCCCCATCCTGGCATTCATTGCCTGGAGGAAGCTGTCCGCCATAATGTCGATTGTGGGTTCGTCGGCGGCGACCATGACGCACATGTCATCGCCAATATCGCGATTGACGATCATTGCGACAAAAACCCAGAGCGGTGTGCTCGTCACATTTACCTGGAAGACATCGGTTGCGCAGTTGGCGCCTGACTTCGGGTCGCGTCGCAAATTTGCTTTGAGCAGGGGGTAGGCGGCATTTGCCCATTTGGCCACTCCGGGCCTAAGCGCGAGACGAGCGCCTTCTTGGTCGTGGATGGCAGAGTCAAAGGCCCATTTCACGGCTAATTTGAGTTGTGCCGCCATAGCTCAGCCACCCATTCGGGCGTTAACCATCATTCTGTATTGACGCGCGCGCGAGGCCGCATCAAATCAGCGCCCGCGCCGCACAATCCGCCAGCCGCCGGCCAGAAGGACGTTCACCGTTACCCAGACACCGGTAGAGAGATCGCGACGCTGGCAGACCGCCAAGCCGTCATCGTTGACACTCTGTGCGCCCTCGACCTCGTTCATGGTGCTGAGATCGACGAGGATGTGGTCGCTGTCTACTGCGGGTATCGGGAAACCTCTATGAAGGCGGATATGACCGACACAGCAAATACCCGCCAGCAGATGCTGATCGAAGCTCAGATAGCGCTCTATGCACGGCAAGCTCGCTGGGAACCGTGGAAGGCCCTGGCAATGATCCTGATAGCCGCAGCCGCGATCGCTGCCGCCGGGGGCATTGCCGGGCGCATGTTCCCATCCCAGCCGCAACAGATCGTCGTGCATTTCGAGCAACCCTTAGCGGTGAGGGTTCAGCCGT